GACAGAGACAGTGGAGAGCGTGAGCGAAGTGAAGACACTTCACTCTCGTGGAAAGCCAGCTGCGCGCAAGTCGTAGTCTTTGATGTAGACTTTGTTGGTGAGCGAACAGCTGGTGTGCAAGGTGAACGGAGGCAGCTCGAGATCCTCTTCAAAAGTGTGTACTTCGCTGGAAGAAACACGGTATCGACGGAGGAGTTCTTCGTCTGTCAACTGGATGTGTGGTCGAGTAGAAAGGTCTAGCTTGTGGGCGAACTGCTTCTCTACTGCACGTGAGGCGGCTTCGATGGTAACCTCTGTCGCACACTCAGCTTTCAGTTTCTCGATGATAGGGCAGCTAACGCGTGGATAGATGCCATCGAGGAGTGCCTTTTGGAACACTTTAGCACGAGTCTCTAAGTCCCCGCTCCCTGGTAAATCACCTCGACAAGTCCCGGAGGCGCGCAAGAAGACACCGAAATTGATCAGTGGATGCAAGTCGCCGTGCACGTCGTAAACCGGGGAATGCTTCAAAAATTGTATGTCGTAATAATCCTTGCATTCGTCAAGAGTAATTGCATAACCACACTTAAAAGCAGCACGACGTATAGCCTCCGTAGACATGGTGCGAACACCCAACAATTCTTGGACTATACGACGGAATATGCGCAAATTAGCGTAGTTATTGATGCACGTGGTAATTGTAGAACCCGAGTACAAAACGGGTCGCGATGGTTTGAGTCGGCATCGCTTCCGCCTATCGTAACGCGAGTACAAGGTGATTGGCTCCTCGCACTGCTTAATAAGGGAATCTACAACAGCGTGTAACCTTGGAGGAAAAAGCCTCTTTAAACCCTCGAAGATAGTGGGTCCGTGGGAGGCGTCACAAGAAGAGATGTCAATGTTGAAGATGTAGACTTTCCCGTTAATGCGTGTGGAAAAACAGGAGTCGTCAGAAAAGAAAACAAAATATCCTGGATCCGGAGGATTGATTAAATTCTCGAAAATCTCAACCAACTTGTGGTAATCCGGCTTCTTACAAAATACAGCGGTGTACCCGTGCCAAACCAGGGTGTTGTAGGCCATGGCTTCCTTCATGAATTCAGTAACCCTGAACCCAAGGAGTGAAGCTGGACAACCCAAATCAGCAATGCACCGCCCATATTTACCAGGTTTCGCGATCTCATCTCTCTTATTCTTCAACTCGATTCGATGCGTCCACGTGACGTCATAGATACAAACGCGGTCACACCCAAGGAGATCATCCCAGGCGATTTCGCGCTCGTCTTTCTTGGCATGTGGATCAGCATGATGGTCCTCGGCTTCAGCAAACACGTCACTGAAGGTATCAAAATGTGACGTATACATGTCGCGAAGAGTGTTGTGAAAGGATTCACACTCTTCAAAATCACGCATTTGGTTGTCGGCCAATTCTGCGTTGTAGCGCACGTACCAAGCCAGAGTATCCTCCCCGGGCATTTTCGGGTAAAAGTCTTTGTCAGGGTCCTTCAATGCGGTGAGACGTCGGAGACCGAATCTCAAATTGTGATCGCAATCTCCGAGTATCTTTCCATCATGTCGGAAAACCCGAAAAAACTGGGTGCGGTACGAACCATCTCTCTTCTCGTAATAATGTTTATCATAATCCTCGTTGGTGTAATCAGGGTTGGGGGTACCAAAATCCAATTCACCATCCTTCCAGAATTCTTCACCAAAGATGGGCGTGAACACACCGTTGTTAAAGAATTCTTTCTTCACTGTCGTGGGGTCGAGTAATTCAAGCGGAACCCGAATTACATCGCCCCACGCCGGGCAGTTTTCGGCGCAGGGGTCAAGCTGTTTAAAGGTCGATCAACTTTGACTTCAACATTCGGGATGGCCTTCAAGCGACGCAACCCTTCAAGGTACTTCTGTTGAAAAACGTAAGTCAATGTATCCGAACGAACAGCGTGACTCAGGACAGCAACATATGGGTTATCGACATTGTCTTTAGCCCATTTTGTTGCAGCAGCACCAAGACTATAAAAAAGCGTGGTGCGTAACTTGTTGTCTGCCGATAAGGCGGGGCGGTCCATAATCTCAGGGTGACCCATCAAATGTTCGAAGAGCTCAACATGTATCACAGCGCGTGATACAGAGTTGTACTTATCGCCAAGTAGGTCATATACAAACTCCTGTTTCAATTGGTCTCGCACCTCGCCGGACCTGCCGACCGTGACGGAGCTATCAACAAGTAAATTGTAAGCTCTAAATGTGGCATCTTGTTCGTAAATACGCTGCACACTGGAATGGCGAGTGCAAACGTCTTCAATGAATTGATACACGGTACGCCACGGTATAAGAGGCTGCTCCTCACGAGCCTTCTTGCGGTTGAACAACCACTCCGACACATACATACGCCTCTTCTTAACAAGAACATTGTTGTATAAGAGAACCTCACGTAGACCGTGCGGCAAATGCGAATCTTGATACTCGCGTATGTGTTTGTGTCGAGCTAGAGTTCGAACCCCAACAGTCTGCATATCTCCCAACTTCTTACGGCGACTACGCTCGGCCCCGGTGCGGGCTCGACGCGGCGGCGCCTTCCATGCATGCGCCTCTGGCGGTGGACTCCAAAGGTAGGGAGGTGTTGTTTCGTCAGCTTGGGAAGCTTTTTCGTCGTCGTCAGCGTCATAGTCGACGGCTGCGCCGAGCTCAGAAGAAACATCCTCGTCGACCTTCTCGTCCATGGGAGGTAACAAGGGGATTTTCCCCCTATTGGGAGAGAGCGTTGGTGCCGTGAGGGGCAATGGAGCAATATCCTCGAGTAGGGGGGTTCCCGACTCGGTACCGGTTAACCGGGGCTCGTCCGAGGGCTCGCTTTTCCTGGATTCGAGCGAATCTCCAGCGCGTGGTCTGTCTCCACAGTTGTGTTCATCTTCGTACGCTGAAGGAGGAGTGAGTGCCGTGTACTCACGGCGAAGAAGGGGTGGGACGAGTGGTGGTGGCTCGTCCTCATCTTCATGTAGACTGGGAGGGAGGTCATCGTATAGAGCCTCAGCCTCCTGAAATTTGTCGAAGAACTCCTCATCATCGACATCATTTTGACTGCGTACCCCGTCAACTGGGGAACAGACGAAGAAATCACCGTCTTCATAATCTATTTTAGTCTTGAACGGGAAGTGTCGGTGTTCTTCGGCGGTGCAATTGAGATCGTGACATTTGTAGGCCCTACACTGGGGCTTCGGCTTAGTCCGATCTGCGCGTTGCTCCCGGGCGCCTTTGTTTTTCCTTAATATGCGCCCTTCAGCACCGGTCTTGTAACTGTGCACGTGAGGGGTGGTACATTTAGAGACATTGTGACACTCCGTGCACTCGCAGTATAGCAAATGCTTGACGTTGGATTTTTTACTCACGACGGTCTTTTTGGGCGGACCCCGAGGGCCAGGGTTGCTGGCTTCACCGATGCGTTCACCTCCATGATGGTGAATGCGCCGGCGGGCGTAAGGGCGATCCGCAGTTTCGTGATGCTCTAGTCGTGTGTAGCAGATATCCATCGGCTCCGTAAACCAATTGGTGGTAGCGGCGTGCGTTCGTTTCTTCATCTGAAGACGCAGCAGATCCGCATGAGCGGAGGCTTGAAAAGAAGGAAACGAGCGGCATGGAATGCCACTCGTCTCGGGGCTTGAATTGAGTCCTTTATAATCCCGGACACTGGCCACTAATGGCGGGACAGCATGGTCATTTTCGCATGAGTGTAGACAAATGACGTAATCTACTCGTAAACATGAAATAGGAGCTTCTCGACCCACCCAAATGCATGGGTGGGGTGGTCCCGAAGCGGAAGGACGTACAGCGCCAAAATCGAAAGCAGTCTCCCTCTGCAGCGCCTGTGCTATTTCATTAATGTTGTGCCCAAACTGTCATCAGGACGGATGTCGGCAATATGAGGCCGCTCTCATGGTAGTCTTTGGCTGACCACCGGTGGAATTGTAGGACGTGAACTATCGCTTACGCTTAGGTTGGCCTTTAGGCTTGCGACGAGCTGGTGGCTTCTTAGTCGCGGCCTTGACGACCTGAACAACGGGTTTCGGTTTGCTCTTCTTACGGCCGAGGTTCTTTCCAAGTGTGGTCAAGGCATGGACGCCTTGAGCATATTTAGAGACTATTGGCACGTTAGAAAGAGCTCCCGAAGCAGAATGTAACCCGTCAACGACCTTGTTCCAAAAATCGGGGTTGTCTTTGGCCGGGACGCTGACAGGTATATCACGGGAGATTTGATGGTACATTTTAAGCGCACGTTCATCCTGTGGAGGACTGGCGTGGGCGATAGAGGCAGCGAGTGAATTCGCTGCGGGTTGTAGTTCCCAAGTTTTGTAGACCTTTAAGATGAAAGATTGAGTCTCGACGCTAGGTGGGACGACTATTCTAAAAACAATGGAATCAAAACCATTGTCCCACAGAACGGCGGGACCGAGGAGTACAGCGGGGGCGGATGTGGTGGGGGGTGTGGCGACATAACCTTCAAATTTTGATGACAGTGAGACGTCGTCTAAAACGTCAGCGAAATTAAATTCAGCTTCGCGAGACATCGCCACTGCGTAGGAACCTTCTCGAACGGGTGCGACATTGGCGTTGGAAAACACGATCGGTGCAACCAAAGCTGGCGTGCCGACTATTTGGTAGCGACCAAACGTGTCGTTGACGGTGTCGAACTCTTCGATGACGGTGCGATTGAGGGGCGTTTTGAAGGTCGTTATGGAGCCGTACTGGTGGAAAGCGTTATTAAGTACGACTAGTTCGGCGGATTGGCCCATCATGCGCCCGCGAACTACGTTGTTGGAATTTGTGACCCTGGCGTCAGGGATGTTAACGCCAGGGAAGAGGGAACCGGCATCTGGGAACGTGGTGCCTTTGAAGTTTAGAGTGCGTGCACCGAAATAATCATTAACGGATGGCATTTCACCGTTGACCAAGTCAACACTCACGGTATAGTAAGCCACGCCCATGGTGGGTGGGACTAGAACGTAGGTGACTCGTCCAGCGGGTGCTGTGACGGATGTGTACGCATAATCTTTCTTGACAAAGGTAGGACCGGAGAAACTATCCGGAATTCCTTCAATGTCCACGTTCTCAAAGTCGGGGGAAGCGGTAGCCACTTTGAGAAAGGCTACGTCTGATCTATTGTTGGCAAGGGAAGTCATGGTAAAATATATACAATCACTTTCACTGTTTTCAGTCGACTACACAAAGAACGCCGCTTCATTACCGCAGAAAATGAAGTTAGGCCTAATGTGCAAGCCTGTCACAACAGGTCACCGCTCCAGGTGGACACGGGAAATATGCTTACTAACAGAGATTGTGGTATGCATGGGCATTTACTCGGTGGGCGTCCCCATGGACGTCTTCCCACCGGTGCTTCAATCTGGAAGCGTACAGCCTGACTAGGCACCGCCAGAGAGGCTCGATGGCGGTGATGACAAACGAACAGTACGGGTACTGGAAGCGAGTGGCTTTACCCACTTGAAACAAACCGAAGTCCAGAAAATGACTTACAACTCATTTTCAAAAATCCTCACTGAGATGATACTCAGGGAGTCAAAAGCACCTGTCG